GTTGAATACGATATAGTCAAATATACAGGCAACGCGACTTTTCCTAGCAACATGAGCAATCTTTACGATTCGTTCTACTATTGCACGGGCGATCATACTTCAGACGCGAGTTTTAGTTTGTCAAATATGGCAAATAACAAATGGACGAGAGACTTCTTCTTCCAGCCGACATATTCTGCGAGAGTCGAAAAAGAAACGGCAGTTGTCAAAACTGAACTTCCTTACTCGTACACGAAACGCACCGATTTTGGTTTGCACTCAAATACTTTAAAATCTTTTAATCTGGAGTTTAGAGGCGTTTCCGACAAGGAGGCTCGCTGCATCTTGCACTTCTTGATTTCGAAGCAGGGCTTTAGAAGATTTCAATACAAGATTCCGAAGATTTATAATCAGAATAAATTCTTCTTCTCGTCGCGTTGGTCGCACACGATGGTTTACAAAAACGTTAACGATATCTCGGTAACGATAGAGGAAGATCCTCTCGGCGTTAGAAAGTCATACTAATGAGAAACTCTATTTCATACGAGATGCAAATGATGTTCGTTGGCTCTAACGGAGCTTTCGAAGCAGCGTCTAATACTGGACAAAAAATTTCGCGCCTAGACTTCATCCAGTCGTATGACTTTTCGTTTAGCGTTGATCGTCAGGCGTTAAAACAAGTCGGCTCAAATCAATTCGCTTCAAGACAAACGCAGCTAGCGCCAGACGTTGAGTTGAACCTATCGTATCTTTTGAACGATGGATGGAATGAAAAATATATCGGCCTAGACTTTACTACAGGCGCGTATTCAAACCCGTTGCAGACCGTTTTCTCAAGTACTGGCGATAAGAATTTCTATGTCTTGATTTCACAAGACCAGTATCAAGATGCGAACGCCGATACGTCTGCACAAGACTACAATGTACTTGGAATCGGTAATGCATTTATCACTAGCTACGAGATCGCTTTGTCGGTAGGTGGAATGGCTAGCGTAAACTGCACATTCGCAGCCGCGAACGCGAGTATAACAAATTATACGAACAGCAGATACGTTCCTGCGGTCAACGTTGGTAACACTGGCGAAACGGCAGAGATGGATAATGTACAGTACGGAATCGACTTCTTGGATAATTCGCGCTCGTCGAGATACATCACTGGGTTTAAGAACGTATTCGATAGCGGCTGCTCGTTCAACGGAGCTTCGATAAGCACAACTTCAACTACCGTTTCGGGTATGAAGTTCGGTTTTGATTTTGATAACTTCCAGTCGTTTCAGCTATCGTTGCCATTTGAGCGAAAGGCTCTTTACGGATTCGGCAGCAACTATCCGACAACGCGCAAGATTCAGATCCCAGTAGTCGCAACAATGTCGGTCGATTCGCTAGTCGATACGTTTCAGGCAGAGAATTTAGCCGAATCGTTCAAGGCCGAAGACGTAGCAACGAGCGGTTACGACTTCAATATCATGTTCAAAAACCCCAATAATATTGAAAAATTGGGAATAAAAATTCAAAATGCGAGGCTAGATTCGTACTCGATTGGCGCTCAAATCGGAGATAGGTCAATAGTTCAAACAAGCTGGTCATTTGAAGTCTCGCCAACGACTGGAATCCTAATGTCTGGATCGTTCGGAATTCCGACACTTAGTTCCGTTTATATCAACGAATCGATCAATCCTTAATGTAAAGTATTAAGAATGAGCAAAAGAATAACAGACGTTCCAGAGGCAACGCGCATAGATTCTCAAGATCAGATCTTGTTTCTTCAAGCTTCCACAAAGAAGACGAAGCGGATCTCTAGAGATAACTTCGCGAACAGCCCTGGTTTTTCTGAACTCGTTGTTGGTGGGGGAGGCGACATTGGCGATGCTCCAGCTGTCCCGAGTGACTTGGCGGTAACTACCGCATCCGAAATAATGGAGGATGGAACAGAGCGCGTTGTTATTCGTGGGAAAATAACCCCAAATACAGAAGAAGATTTGGCTTTTTATGCTTGGTATATTAGACGCGCAAGTGGAACTCCAACGTTTGATGGGGGTGGTGTTTTAACTGGTTATAGCGTAGCTCAAGTTTTTTCAGAAGTTGTCGATTTGACGCCAGCCGAAGGAAGCGTAGGTTCGGATGGTAAGGTTACAAAAGAATGGACAGTAGTAGCCAATACATACTATGAAGTAAGAGTTCGCGCTATTGATGCCGACAGTAACTCATCGACATATACAGAGCTAAATAACACGAATGTAATTTTAAGTTCTAAGGATTCGACGGCACCATCGGCTCCGACAAACGCTTCGGCTACATCGGCTATAAGATCGGCTTTTGTAACTTGGGTCAATCCTTCTGACAAGGATCTGGCTTATGTTAAACTATATAGACCAATTTCTGCCTCTGGAGTAAGATCTATTTCAGCCGCAACCAGAAGCGGAGTAACGGTTACTATAACAACATCATCAGCGCACGGATTTTCGAGCGGTAATTCGGTAACGGTTGTTGGTCTTTCTGGAACGTTAAATCCAAACGGCGAAAAAACGGTAACAGTTTTAAGTCCAACGCAGTTTGCTTACTCAATAGGCACAGGAACAGGATCTGAAACCTATACCAGAACTAATGCGATCACGACCTTAACGTCAAATGTATCTTCTGTTTTCGATGGATATGCAGATGCGTTTACAGACACAACCACTGTTCAAGGAGAAACTTATTACTACTGGTTAACCGCAGTGGACTATTCTGGAAACGTTAGCGCGTTTCCATCTAATGTTGCCACAACAACACCAGGAACAGTTCAGCAGACTGATGTTGCTGACTTTGCGATTAATGCGACAAAGATGTATAATAACACTATCGTTTTAGAAGGCGATAGTTGGACTAGCAATCTTGTAACTTATACAGTTTCTTGGAATAGCCATTTTCTTTACTATCGCGGTGTAAAATACACGGTTGCCTCTGGCAGCGTTACAGCTAGCAGCGAAATAGCTGGGCAAAGAGTCGCTTATGTATATGCGACGATTCCTGTTTCTGGCAGTTCAATAACATACAATACTTTTATTGTAACGGGAACGACATCGCCAAATGATTATCCTGTCTTAACAGATTCAATGTTCATGATCGCCACAAACGTAAATGGCGCTTATGACTTGGCTTGGAACGCTATTGCAAATGCAGTTATCGGATCGGCTTATATCAAAAATGCAGCAATCGATTCTGCAAAAATTAGAGAAGTTATTGCTGACAGAATTTCTACTGGCACAATCGACGCTAAGACTTTAACGATAACTGGTGGTGGCGTAATTAAAAGCGCTGGCGTGACTAACTTTACGACTGGCCAAGGATTTTACTTAGAGGGAACGACGTTAGGCACAACTTCTAGATTCGGTGTTGGCGATTTAAGCGGCTCTGGATCGTTTGTAAAGTTTGACGTTAATACTTTGACTGTACAGGGAGAGATTCGCGCAACTTCTGGTTATATCGGAGGAACTGCTGCTGGTTGGGCGATCACTTCGAATAAAATTACTTCTGGTACTGTGACCTTAGATGCAAGCGCTGGCGCTCAAAAGATTTTCATCGGAACTGGGGCTTATAACAATACCAATACTTCGTTCTATACAGACTCGTCTGGTAATTTTTCTTTAGGAGCAAGCCTTACTTTTGCTAGTAATGTTTTAACGGTAAATGGAGCAGTCAACGCAACTTCTGGTTATTTCGGTTCGGCTTCTAGCGCAGTATCTATAAATAGTACCGGATTAACAATCGGTACAACAGGAAGAATCAATGGCAACATTGATTATAATGCTTCGTTTAATCCCCCGTTTGGCGGCGGGACAAACTCTAAAGGTTTTTATTTAGGATATGCTAATAGCGCATATCAATTTTTCATTGGTCACGGTGGCGCGTCTCCTGGTGCTTATCTTTATTGGAACGGAACAGCTTTAACAGTAGTTGGTACGGCTATTAATCTTAGCACAATCTCTGGAGACTCTACTGTTGATGGAAGATTGGCTAGTATAATTGCGGCTGTTATTAATGCGAATTCGCAGTTAGTGACTACAAGATTAAACACTGAATCTAAAAAGATATTAAGTGATTTTGATTTTGGCACAACGGATTACGCTGGAGCAGTAAAAAGCGGTACAATCGCTTGGAATTCAAGCGGTGTTTATACTAGTGGAACTGGTGTGGCCGTTTATAGAGGAGGTATTGTTGGTGCCAATGGAACAGAGGTTACATTTTCTATCAGTTCCGCTACTGGAAATGCGACTTTTAAAGGCACCGTAACCGCTACAGCTGGAGATATTGGTGGATGGACGATTAATCCAGTATATTTAGCGAAAGATAATGGTACGGCATCCCAGTCTTCTGGTATGGCTCCACTGGACTATCCGTTCTACGCTGGATCAACTTACGCGAATAGAGCAACAGCGCCATTTAGAGTTACTCCTGCTGGTGCGATTACAGCTACTAGCGGAGCTATTGGAAATTGGTCGATTACATCTGGCTCAATAGTTAATACTACAGCGAGTAGAACGACTACATTATCGTCAGACGCTACAATTACCTTATCAAACCCAAGCGGATCTGGTACAATAACTATAGACAGTTCTTCTTCGGTTAGCAATATATCTGGCGGTGGCGTATACAACTATAGTTTGATATCTGGAAATGTAAATTCTAGAATTAATTTTTCTGCTGGATCAGTTTCTTCTGCTCTTGCGTATAACGGATTAACTCTAAGTAACGGCTCCGCTATTTCATCTCAATATTTTCAAGCTGGAGTCACGACGGCAGTTGATGTTAAAGATGTAAATCTAAGAGTTTTCCAAGGCGCGACACAAAGAGCAAGAATCGATTACACAACTGGAGATTACTACGTCCAGTTCAATAAAATTATCGGAACAAGAAAAACTGGCTGGACAGCAGCAACTGGAACAGCAACAAGAACATCTTTCGATACCAGTACCGTTACAACTCAGCAACTAGCCGAGCGCGTAAAGGCTATACTCGACGACTTAATCGATCACGGATTGCTTGGAAGTTAATACTCGACGCTAATTTTAGTAGAGTTAAGTTTCTTCTTTTCGTCTGGGTGCTTCGCGCCCTTGCGCTGTGCTGAGTAGTCTTTGAAGAACTTGTCCTTGACGGGATCTACGCCGCCATTCTTGTCGGCGCGTTTCTGACTAAGCTCTTGGCTCTTGTCTAGCATGTCGCCCATTGTGCCTTTCTTGTTGCGAGTCGCGTCAACGAATGCCTTGGGATCATTCGGGTCTATTTGCGAGTCTGATGATGCCATAGGTACTTGGAACACCCTTTTCCATTTAAGCCCGTTCTCGTCGGTATATGAGTGTTCCTCGCTCATGGTTTGAACGATGTCTACAGTCTCACCAGTCTCTGGATGCTCGTAGGTATAGATAGGCATATAAAATAGTAATAAAAAAGGCGCTTTTTCAAGCGCCTTTGAGTTTTTTATTGAACTGGAATCGTTCGTGGTTTAGTTGCTTCCTTAACAGGGATCTTAATTGTTAAGATTTCCTCCTTGAACGAACAAGAGGCTTTCGCCATATTGTACTTGCCAGTAGAAGACTCGATTCGATTTGTGAACTTTGCTCCAGCCTTGTTAGCGCAAACGATGAGGATATCTTCAGTTTCTGAATCTAGAGAAACTTGAATATCCGATTTGGCGAAGTTCGGCAAAAAGATTTTAGCTACATATTCGAACCCACCGCTTTGTTGTCCAATAACTTTTGGAGCGAAAGTCGATGCGTGAGTAGTGAAGCTTTCATAAAAGCTATTATCTTGATTGCTCGGAATTGAGAATGGATCGAGCGTATTATATAGATATGTTTTTGTAGTATAAGTTGACATATGTTATAGGTGTCGTTCGCCTCTTTGCACGTCGCATGCCAAGGTTTTACTAGGGCGAAATCTACGAAAGCTGCGTCAAAACTTCCTTAATGCGAGACACTGTGTTCGCGTAAGTGAACTTTTGACCCAAAGCGATTCCAGCATCATTCTGCTTCTTTTCCTTGGCAAACTCTACGGCTTTTTCAAAAGCAGCAACCGCCGCTTCTTCGCTGAAATCATAGATGTTTCCTTGGTTAAAACTAGATCCCTTGTTGAAGAACGTTCCGTCATAAGCTTCGACCTTTCCAGAAGGCTCAACGAGAATCGAGTTATCGTTCGTTGCCCAATCTTTGTGGCTCGTCGCATTGAGTACGACGCTCCACTTGCCAAGACACGTTGCATTGAACGACGGTAGTCCCCAGCCTTCTGCTCCGCTAAGACCAGATAAATCGATATCGGCAGAGTTAATGATGTCGTTAACCTCTGCATTCGTCGAAACGTATGGAAGGAAGTTAATGTTGGATGCTAGGCTCTTGTAGCCAATGACCATCCGCTTCATAATCTCCTTGTCTAGAAACGGATTCATCACCGAGCAACTAAGCTGGAACTTTGGGTTGTTCCCGTACTTCTTTGCCCACAGCTTGATGATCTTGTCCGTATGCTTGCGCTTCTCAAACTTACCCATCAAAAGGAAGTGAGTTTTACCTTCCAGATACTTCTTGTTGGTTTTGAAGAAGCTGCTGTCAAAACCAAGTGGTGCCGAAAAGACGTTCTCGCATCCGATTGCCGAGAACGAGTCTTTGGCATACGAACTTGAGAAGATCGTCGCGTCTTGGAGATTAACGATAGACTGCTCAACTGGCGTTGGCTGATCTAGCTCGTAAAAAGAAAACAGGACTTGCTTTCTTGTGAGGCGTTTCTCGGCTCCGTTAATATGCCATAGCTTGAGAGAGATTGCGTCCTTCGACAAGTTCTTGTATCGATTCTCAATCGAGTGCTTTAGCCACTCTTGAAAATCCGCATCCTTCTTGTCGAACGCTGAAACGTCAACGTTCGAAATTGGGAAGTAAGAAAGCTTGATCGAAGAGTCAGTCTGTTGGAGTTTGTAAAACTCTTTCAGGATGTTGTACGCAACATTCCCAAATGACACTTGGTTTAACGGAGCCTCGAAAACGATGTTCATTAGATTGGAATTTCTTCGTCGCTATCTTGCTGCTGCTGACGAGGCGCAGAGTTGCCCTTGGAATAGCCAGAAGACTTAGCCGCTGGCTTGCTTTGGGTCTTTGGCGACCACTTCTGCTGCGGCACTGGCGCTGGCGCTGGCGCTGGCGCTGGCGCATCATCGTCGTTGGCGGCAGCATCCTTGCGCTTCGGTCCAACAAAGTTGATGCGCTCGGCTACAACGAGAATCTTGCTGCGCTTTTGACCGTCCTTCTCCCAAGAGTCTTGCTTCAGACGACCGATCACCGAAATTGCGCTTCCCTTCTTAACGTGGTTCGCGACAAACTCGGCTTGCTTTTCCCAAACATCAACGTCGATGAACAGCGAATCATTTTCATTGAGTGGGTTGTTAACTGCCAGACGAACCGTAGCGATTGTCTTACCGCTAGTCGTCGAACGAGTCTCTGGATCAGAGACGACATTTCCTGCTAATACTACATTATTAATCATAGTTTTTTTGAACGTTTTTCCAAAGCGCATTGAACGCTATGTTGTGGATATTAATACATCCTTGAATCGATAAGTCAAGCTCTTTTGCAATTTTTCTCCAAGGCGTTAGCTTTTTACCGCCTTGCATGTATCGCATACGAAATATCTTTTCGATGCGCTTGTCCTCAAGACAAGAAAGCTGCTGAAAAATTTCTTTTAAAACCTTTTGATCGGATACTTCTTTCATCTCGTCGTTTTCAACGGCACAGTCGAAACCGTCCTCCATTGCAACGTGACGACGCTTGTTTGCTGCGGTCAAACACAACCAACGAGTATGATTACCGAGGTAAGTGGAAAACTTGATTTTGCGGTTCGCGTCAAAAGATCGAACGGCGTCGTAAATATGGGACTCGCGACTGTCGATAAGATCGTTGAAGTTATCAATCGATGTTTCTCTCGGAGCGTAGTTATGAACCATCTGCAAATAAATGCCCGAGTGACGATTAACTATCTCGCGAAAACAGGAACTGTCTCCGTGACTTAGAACCTCGTCGATAAGCTCCAAGTCATTCATCTTTTCGGGCATTAACTTCATACGCCTGTGCTCCCGAAACCGCCCTGCCCACGATCCGAAGAGTCAAGAGTTTCGGTTTGATAAGCAGAGAACGTCATCATTGGCAAAAACACAAGCTGGCCAATCTTATCGCCAGCTTTGTAGATCGAATCGGTCTTCGGCGCACCTTTGCCTAGATACCGAAAACGAAGCTTGATCGTATTCCTGTAACCGTTGTCGATCACGCCAACGGAATTTGCCATCGAAAGCTGATATTTGCTGATGCTTGAACGCGGAAAAAGCAGCGTAAAAAAACCATCTGGTGGCTGAATAACTATTCCCGTATCGTACTCGACGAACAGGGGAGTTTTACCCTTGGAGTTTTCTGGGTAAACAAACGTTGGTTCAGAAGCTGCGACAAGATCCCAACCCGCATCGCCTTTTGCTGGCGGAATCAAGTTGTTTTCTTGGCCGTTTTTGAGAACTTTAAAGTTAAGACTTTGCTCCATGACCAGTGAGTTGATCAGGATATTTGAACTTGTCAATGGTTTTTCAACCAAAAACACGCGAAGCGTATATTAAAACATTTATGTTTTAATATTGAGCAAGGGGATGGGGTCAGAGGAGCGGGATGGGGGATTATAGGGGGGAGAGCACGAGA